ACTCCCGCTCGGTCGCTTGCACAAGATCGGCGCAATGCTCCCGCAGGATGCCGTTCGATGATGTTTCCGCCGCCTGCCACATGCGCGCGTCATGGTTGCCGAGTGTCAGAAACTTGAATCCAATATCGAGAAACCTGAGTCCTGCTTGGAAGTCCTCCGAGACCCCGCGCTGGCGCTCCTCGTCTCCCGCTGCCTTGCGAAGACTGGCCATGTCGAAGAGGTCGCCAACGTGCAGCAAATGACCGCCCCTCGGCATCCACTCGTCGCGGAACTTGATCAACTTTTTCGTCGCCTCGCCAGAGACGAGGTCGCCGTGATTGTCGCCACAGACAATGAACTTTTTTAAGGCCATGTTATCGTTTCCGTTTTGTGTTCAGCGCGTCGTAGCTCGGCCAGAAGATGGTATCCATCGCCCTCACGATTGCCTCCTCGGGGAGCTTGTCGATGTAGGCGATGCCGGAGAGCGAGAGCGCGGCGTGCAGCATTTCGTGGCGGAGGGTGAGGCGCATCACCTCGGGTGGTCCTGGGCGGATCGTGATGCGGAGTGCGTCGGGATCGTAGCTACCGAAGTCGGCGATGGAGTCGTCGATGACGATCTCGATCGTGTGGCCCGCCATGCGGATGCTTTTAGGCAGGGTCATGTGCTAAAGGTTAGCGAGTCAAACAATCGGGCCGTCGCAGAGGATGTAGTCGAAGCCCTTTTGATTTGCCTTCTTCATCTCGCTGCGGGTGAGCAGGTAGAATGCGTTCCACTGATCCGGCGGGATCGTCTGACATCCGAGAGAGCTTGTCGTGGTGTAGCCGCCGCGATGGATGTTGATTGCGATCCCCTGCTTGATGCCGTCCATGCCGTCGCGCATTACCGGCAGGGCTTCGCCTTTGGTGTTGGGTCTGAACGCAGGATAGCCACCGCCAGGGCGACTGATGCCGTGGTTGCCGGGTTTGTACGGGTGGACACCGGAGATGAGCGAGGCGATGCCTGAACGATGGCGGCTCGGGTCGGTGTTGGCATTGAAGGCGGCAAAGGTTTCGGGGCCGACGACGAAGATCGCATCGTCGTAGATGCCGCGATCGTTCTTTCCAGCAGCGCCCATCGTGTCGCGGTAGTAGCCACGAATGCCGACCACAAACATCGGCGGCAGGAGTTCGTCCGGGTAGGCGCGAACCCACACCTTCACGGCGGCTGCCATGACCGCAAACTGAGATGCTCGCGGCTTGTTCATGGGTCAGTTATTTTTCGGCGATGACCTCGATCGCGCGCAGGAAGGTCGGAGCGTCGATCGTGGCGTCTTTGCTTCCATCCGCGTTGATGCGGATGGTGCAGGATGTCATCACGGCCACGCAGGCCCAGATGATCATCGCGGCGATCAGCGACCAGATGAGGCCGATGGTGTCGGTTTTGGTTTCAGAGTTCATCACGATAGACAGTTTTTTCTGATTGGTCGATGTACGAGCGGGCCGTGGTCAGCGCGCAGCCGAGCAGGCCGAGGGCGAAGCCGATGGTTTGTTTCGCGTCGGTAAAGTCGATAGTCGCGAGGCCCGCGCTTCCGGCGGAGACGACAGCGATGAGGACATAGAGGACGAGGCGGAGTGTGCTTTGTTCGGGTGTCATGTTTTTTGGGTTTCGGGTTAGCGGGAAATACGATCCTTCACTTCACGAAGGATGTCAGAATTTTGTTCGATCACTCGGTGGTTTTGGCTGGTGATTTCGACCAGTTGGACGAACTGCTTGTCGCGCTCAATGTCGCGCGCCTCAAACTTGCTCTCGCTCTTGTCGAGGCGAGTGACGAGCCAGCGCAGGGCGAAGAGCGCGGCACCCAGCGCACCGAGCGGGCCGGTGAGGATTTGCAGCCACTCGGGCATTTTCAACCCCTCGGTTGCGATCGAGGCCAGCTTACCGCCCGCCACGCCGGAGAGCATGACGGTCGCTGCGGAGAGGGTGTGGGTGGTGATGGTCATGCTTCGGAAGTGGTGGGGTCGATAAGGTCTTGAGCGTCGATCTCGACGCGGGCATCGAGGCCACCGAGACTGGCGACCAGTTGCTGGAATTCGGGATAGTCGCGCATCTTGTCGTGCATGAGGCGCTGATCGAGTGAGATGTCATCGAGCGGGATGAAGACCGCGCCAGTGTGCGGGCCGCTGAAGATCGGCATGCCTTGAACGGCGATAAAACGCGCCACGCCACGCGCATCGCACGCGGCTTCGACCGCCGCCGATACGGCATCGGCTGTCGCTTGATTGGTGATGTATCCAGTCGCTGTCATGGCAGGGTGAGTCCAGTAGAGGTTTCCCAGAGGGTTTTGAGTGCGAGCGTGAAGTTCTCCGCTTGTGAATCAGTCATCCCACGTCCGATGCCATGCACTCCAAGTCCAGCGTTGGAGAAGTTTGTTCTGCTACCGGATTGTCCACGCGCCCATGCAGCTTGATTGACGGATGCTGATGCAGATGTTTCTGCTGCTGTGATGGTCGCGCCTCTTTGTGCAAATGCCGTTCTGCGTTGGAAAATCTTGTGGGATGTTGTGCTGGTTCTCGTAGAAAGCACTATTCCGAGGTTAGCCCCCACAAGCCCTGACGCGATCACTGAGGTAGCTAGAGTCGTCTGCTCTGATGTGATCGTGTTGGCGTTTGCAGAAAGCACCGCTCGCGTTCCGGTTCCAGCGCCGTTGAAGCCGCCGAGTTGGATGCCTGTTGTACCGCCGGTCGCTCCAAGCCAGAAAAGGAGGCCAGTAGAGGCAGATAGCCCTTGAGCTGTGGCAGTTGTGTCATACTCAAAGTAGCCCGTGCTTCCGTTGCCAGTTGCGAATCCGTTCGAGTGCGTGATGGTTCCGCCAAAAGTCCCGCTGGCGACTGTTAGCATGTCGATCGCGTTCGGCGCTGCCGCCGCCCAGATCGGCAGATACACGCGGCGCAGTGACGAGATCCAGCCTTGTGACTTACCTGTCTTGAAAAAGGCATCGATCGCTGTTCGCTGCGTGCTGGTGACGGTTGCGCCTGCGGTCTCCACAGCTTTGATGTAGCGCGCGGCCATGCGATCGAAACCACCGCTTGAAAGCGCTCCGCGCGATGTCTTGAGGATCATCATACGAGGTTGCCGCTCAAATTGTAGATGCCGCTTGCAACTCGCATGAGCGAAGCGGGTGCGTGCTGACCTGCGGTTTTGAGCAAGCTCCCGAACGAGTTGAGTGTCGCGCTCGATCCGGCGACGAATGTTACTTGACCGGCACCTGCTTGAATCACCATGCAGGAAAAGCCAGCGGCGAGCGTCGAGGGGACGGTGATCGTCACGGCGCTCGATGAGGTGCAGCGCACCACTTTGTTGTTGTCGGTATCAGCGAGGGTGATCGCGGTGTTCGCGTTGTCGGCGATCGTCAGCGATGGCTCTGGGCCGGTTGGGCCTGTTAAACCGGTCAAACCGATCTCGCCTTGTGGCCCTTGATCGCCAGTCGCACCGGTATCTCCAGTGGCGCCTTTCGCGGCGATCAGTTGCCAGAACCAACCTTCATAAGGCCATGGCACAATGCCGTTGTTATCGGCGTATACCCAATTTTGCGTAGCATAATATAAAGAACCAAAACATGAGACTAAATCACCGATGCTAAAATTAGAATTGCTGAAGTTATTAAATTCTCCCCTAAAATTCCACAGCGCATCGGCGCCTGCTGGGCCTTCATCGCCTTGCGATCCCGTCTCGCCTTGCTCACCTTTCGCGGCCAGCAAGTCCCAGAATTGACTGCTCTCGGATGGGGTGTCGCCGACATTCCCGCCGTTGGAGTTTTTGCGGTAGAAAAGTTGACCGTTGAAGATCGCGAGGTCGCCGATGGCGTAGGAGGTTCCGCCGCTGTATGTGCCGGTGTAGTTCCAGAGTGCGTCTTGACCGGCATCGCCCGTGTCGCCTTTTACGCCTTGATTGCCTTGGCTACCGGTGTCGCCTTTCGCGAGCACAAGGTTGAGCGTCTGCGCTGGTGCCGCGCCAGTGATGGTCGCCGATGGTGTAGCACCGCTGGTCACGCTGCCGATCGCGAGCGTGTTCGGTGGACCCGGCAGGCCTTGCTGAAGCTCAATCTCGGTGACGATCTGGCCGCTGGGGAGTTCCTCAATATCGATTTCGTTGATGGGCATGGCGTCAGCGAGGGCTGGGGCTGGTGATGGTGGGCAAAATCACGACCTTGATTTTCTGCGTGAACTGGTCGCGGCTCGCGTTGGTAAAGCGCAGATCCAGCACATAGTTCGCTGGGCGGAGATCCACGGTGTCGAAGTCGATGCTGACCTTGCCAGCCACGATCGTCGGCGAGAGGTCGATCGCGGTTGATCCGCCGTTTTCCATGATCGCCGCCGCGATTGACCAGGCCGAATTGAGCGTGATCGCCACGCCGTCCGTCTTGGCCGTTGCGAGCAATGCGAGCCGCTCGCCTTTCGAGAGTGTGATGGTGCCGGGCATCAATCGGAGCGGTTTGTCAAATTAGCCAGATGAACTAGCGACTAGATGTCAATCGGCACTTAGTCGACGCCGACGATTGTAATTTGCAAAGCCCCAGCAGCGCTTGATGTGAATGTGTAGCTCGCCTCGTTAAGCCCTGGTGAAAAGAGATAAAAACCATTTGCAAAGATGCTGAACAAATCATCGCCGCTACCATCAACAACGAAGTTGGATTCGATTGTTTTGAACAACTGGGCGTTGATCGTCGTGAGTGTTGGGAGGATCACGCCTTCAAAGTCGCGGCCATCGCCATCATAGATAAGCACGCCACTCGACACAGTGCCTGCAATCGTGTTAGCGGAAGAGGCAGCAGCAGTAATGCCAGTTGTTCCAGCGTTGATCGCGATGTTCAATGTGGCATCCGAGGTTGTATAAAGCGGAACCGAAACGCCATCACTTTGAAGCATTTTGACTGGGTTCCGGGTTAGAACTACTGATGTCCCCGTGCCGCTGACAGTAAAGAAAGCGGAAACAACGGGATCAGCGGCCAAGGCCGTGCGGAATTTTCCAGCGCAGACAGAAGCGGTGTCGCCACTAGTGAGCGGAACAGAAATTGTTTTGGGTGAACCGGTCATCCCCGCCGCAGTCACAACAAGATTAGCGTTGGATGATGCGGTTGCGGTCCCGGCTGCTGTTGCGGTTTCAACCTGCGGAGCACCAGCGACCCAAGTCGTAGAGCCGGTGGTCGAGCCGGTGAAGGGATTCAGTGCCAGCACGCCATTTGCTCCTGCGAAAAACGCTTGGAGCGTGTGTGCTACATCAGCGGTGGGAAAGGACAGGGTTTCGTTATTCTTACCGATTTGAACCGACCCACTCGTGCCGGTCGAAGTTGGCGAGGCCTTGGAAGATAATCCTACAGTGGCGCGCGCGTTGGTGATATTCATTGCAATGCTGGGCTTGTGTCAAACTTTCCCAAGGATCGTGACTTGAACCGATGTGGGTGCGTTATTGTAAAATTCTATGGGGGAATTTATGTTTGGGGTGATCAATAGGCATTGCCCATCATCTTCTAGTCTGCCCATCAAAAAGCCTAATTCGTTGTCTCTAAATAGGACACCCCCACCGACCACCTTGAACAAAGCGGCATCGATTCTGGTTAGAGTTCCAATCGTGTTTCCTTCGATGTCTTTGCCATCGCCATCGAGAACGAGGCATCCTGATGTTTCCACACCTGCGGTTGTATTACTTGAAGTCGCGGCAGATGTCACGCCAGTTGAACCAGCAGCGATTCCGATGTTTAAACCAGAATCATTCATGGCGAAACATGCCACGCTCATGTTAGCCCCTTGCAGTATCTGCAAAGGTTTGCGGGTCAAAACAATCGCTGTTGATGACCCAGAAACAGAAAAAAGTGCGGAAACGGCAGGGGTTCCTGCCAGAGCGGTCCTGACTTTTCCCGCCCATATCGCTGCGGTGTCGTTTAGGGCAATTGGGACGCTGACTACGATATTTTCACCATCAAATAGTGTGACGACTGGAGTGCCGCCTTCTGTAGTTCCTGGATTCCAATATTCTACCAGTTCGGGAGAAGCAACATTTTCAAAAGAATACCAAGCAGCGTAAGTTGGGTTGGTATCGTCGTAATATATAACCCATGCATCTGATGCTGATGGCCGATAACAAACTGCGTTGCCTGATCTGTAACTCGGATTCCCATTTAACTCTCCATCGTATGCTAAATCAGGAAATGTAATTGGATCTCCATTGGGGGCAGTCAGCGCGCCAGTTATGCTGATGAGGGTTTGACTAGATTGACCACCTCTGTTGATTGTCACGCTGACATTTCCTGCTGTCGTGCATGTTCCAACTGCGGTTGCAGTTTCAACCTGTGCTTGTCCCGCAATGAATGCGGCTGCACTAGTAGCAACACCTGTTAAAGGGTTGACAGAAAACTCCGCACCACCCCCCATTGGCATAAATGCTTGCAGCGAGTAAATGACATTGGAGTCATCAAAGGTGATCGACTGGTTGCTGACACCGATTTGAATCTGGCCAAATACATTGGTGTTGGTCTGCAATAATCGCGACTGCAACCCGATTGTTGCGCTGCTACTTGTAAGCGTCATCGCCATGTAAAAATGCAAATTGTCAAAACTTCACCATTTACCAATCGGGCATTTTTCCGAGGCCATGCGGAGCTTGGCCCATGTCGAGCAGCCGCACTTGCTGCAGCGGCCGGTGCCGCGCATTCCTGCTGCGTCCCATAGGTCGCAGGATCGGCAGGTTTCGATACGGACAGCGAGGGTATCAGGTTCGGTTTGAGCGAACCTAGACTTGGCAAATCTTGCAGCAGCAGATGTTGCTGATCTTATCTGCGCGGCAAAGGTTGGCAGACGATTGGCGTGCTCGCGGTTGTTTTCACCTGCTGCGATACAGGCGCGGCAGTTGCCAGCGTGAGGCTTGCCGTTGTGGTAGCCAAGAGCGCATTTGCCGTCTTGGAAAAACTCACACGATTTCAAAGTAGCTTCCGTCTGATTGCTGGGTTTCATAAATAGTGAAAGAACCAATTTGGTGTCCGGTATAATTTGATTCAGTCAGCATTGCAAAGGTTTCGTATGATTTTATTTTTGTCTTTCCCTTGTATTCAATGGTTACCAGCACATTGTAGGTTTCAAATGGCGGTTGGCAATAGGCATCAACTGGGTAATCCATCCAAGGTGGGAATCCACCATAACAAGGAGCGTCCATATTTGCCCACAATTCAAAGTTGAAACTTGATGTCCAATATCCATCTGCTTTTGATAAACCAGCATCAAAAAAGAATGTTGATTCCCATCGGGTGAATGGGCTGGGGCATATTTCCGTCATGTAATTGCCCAATGCACTGCAATTTGCAGAAAAAAAATTATTTCCGTCAACAATTCCGGTTTCTAAATACCCGACGTATTCATAAGAATCCGATGAAAACTTTATTCTGACTAGTTCGCCACAACACCCACAACTCGCCTTGCCGTCTTTGGTCGGAATGCGCTTCCCGCCCTCCTCGTCCTCTTTGTATTTTATCGTCGGCATAAGCTATCCAGAGGTGCTTTCGCTTTCGTCACACGATTCAGTTCCGATCCATTCAAGTGATCCACCAGAGCAGCCGAGCAGAAATAAACCCTCACCAGATGGCAGCTTGGGGAGCTTTAATTTTCTCCCCTCCCACAGGGAATCTTTTTTGCTTTCAATCCACCCATCTTCAGCATCCAATGCGGCATAATGAAAGTTCCGCATTAAATCATTTGCGGAAATTTTGAATGGGTAACCAGAACCACCAGCGGACGCTGGTAGCTTTGCCTTCTCTGTAAAATCAACTGGGAAGTCCATTTCTTAATTTTCTAGAATAGCGCTGTCCCTCCTTGGTATTTTGCCAAGGTTTTTAGTTCTGTAAATCTGCCGAAATTCGTGCGTTGAACATCAACTCTTCGCATTGTCCAAGTCGGGTTTGCTGGGAATTCTGTATTCGTTACAACTTTTATCGGTGCTGGGACACCAGCAGTATCATAACTGAAAGGGTCTTCGTTTGCTTGGTCGTTAATTATCACCCGCTGCGTCTGTTTTTGTTTTGCTGTCCAGACATCTTGATATGTCGTACCATTATATGTGGTGGTGGCAACTAGTATTTCAGATGGGGAAATTTCGGAATATCCGTTTTCATTGATCCTGCCATATCCAGAAACCTTGTATGTTGTAAATCCGCTTGTATCTCTGGTTTCCTGCGTTGCTGGGAAAATAAAAACCCCATCAATGCTTGGTGAGTCATCAAGCGGGAATGGATCACCGATTTGTAATGTTAAACGATCAGAAAATTCGTTCGATGTCAGCCCGATGAATGTCTGCTCAACTTTAAGCAGACCACTTGGGAATGTTGTGACGCTGCGGTCGCCTTGTTCGACCAGACCAGAGGAAAACGATGTGTAAATGATCCGTGGCATGTTTTAAGTTCCTAGTGCTGTTTGTGGTAGTTTCTTCTCAAGACTGACGACTGCGGTCTTGATGGCATCGACTGCTTGTGAAATTTTTTGCAGAGCGCTTGATTTGTCTTCTTTTTCTTTTTGCTCGCCTTCTTTGCCCGGCTTCATTTCTTCGTTGCGCTTTTTGCCCTTATCGGCGCCCTCTTTGTTTTTCTCTTCCTCGCGCTTCTTCATGATTTCCTCGCGAAGCTGATCCTTGTTTTTGCGGAAGGTGTCGATGCCTTCTTCTTTGGCTATATCCACGACAGATCGCCGGTCTTTATTTTTCCCATCGCCATCTGGGTCTCTTAATTGTTGGTCCTGCTCTTTATTTGCCAACCTTTTGTTCCGGCGCGTGGCTTCATCGAAGTCGCCGCGATCAATCGCATTGTTGATTTTCTCCCTCTCCCTGCCGCCCTTGTCGATTTCGTCATCCTTGCGGGCCTTGTCGATGTCCTCGCCGATCTGCTGGGACATAGTGAGGGCTTCTTTGACTTTGGCTGCGGCTTGAGTCATTGCACCGGCGCCGTCTTCGAGATCGCCCTTGATGCCGGTCGTGTCGCTCTTAGCTCCACCGGTTGCTCCGGTGAGTTGCTCACGGAAGTTTTGCCCGGTCTTCTCGAGTTCGCCGAGCTTGTCTTTGACCCGTTGTGATGCTCCCTCGGCACCGAAGAAATCTTGGGCCGAGACCTCGATGTTGCCGGTGATCTTCTTCCATTGCTCGTCGATCCTGCCAGTGCCATCCTTGAGCTTTTGTCCGTACTCGTCGGAGACTGCGCCGAGGCCTTTGGACATGCGGTCAATCACGCTGCCGCTGGCGCTGTCGTAGGCATCCTTGAAGGTAAAGCTGCCGTCCTTGGTTGCAGCCGATAGGGCGGACCCGAGCTTGCCACGGATGAAGTCGACCGGGTTCTCCATCGCGTTCTTGAAGTCGGTCGCGAAGAAATTGACGATCTTGTTGAAGGTGTTGCTGAAGAATGTGGCGATCGACTCGATGGCGCGCCCGAAGAACTCTTTGAAGTTGATGATGACCTGACCGATATTGTCGACAAAGAACTTGATGCCATCGGCAAAGCCTTTGATCAGCGAGTTGCCGAGTTGGCCGATGAGCAATTTCGGGAGGTCGGATGCAAAAAACTCTTTGATGAAGTTGGCGGCGTTGATAAATGCATTAACGAGTGTATTGGCAAAATCCAAGGCGCCCGCTTTGAGCGCGAGGCCAATCGCATCAATCGCTGTCTGTGGTGACTTGAATGCCCCGATGAGCAAATCTGCAATCTTGATGATCGTCTCACCAATTTTTGCGCCCCAGCCAGCAGCGTCCGCGCCGACGAGCATGTTGGTAAAAGTTTCGAGCGCAGGGGTTAGCTTTTCAATGAGCCCCACGGCGAACTCAAGCGACTTGTTTTTGATGGCCTCGAAATTGTCGCCGATCGTGTCGAAAGCGGCGGCGCTGCGGTCCATGATACCAGGCAAGCTACCGAGCTGACCTTTGGCGCCGTCGATCTCAGACGAAAAGTTGGATAGCATCGGCAGCAACTGGCCGCCGGACTTGCCGAAAATCTCCATCGCGGTCGCGGCCCGAACCGTGGGATCTTGAATGCCAGCAATCTTGGTGGCAAAGACCTGCATTTGCTCGGTCGGCGTCTTGCCTTGCAGATCCTGCATCGAGATGCCAAGGCGGGCCATGACCTCTGCCTGCTTGCTCGATTCATCGCCCGCCGTGGCAATGAACTTCTGCAAGCGGTTGATGGTTGCACCAACCTTGTCGGCTCCGACGCCTGTGTTGTCGAAGGCGCGCTCGAGCACCAGCAGCTTGCCTGCAGTCTCGCCGGTGCGGCTGGTCAAATCATTAAGCCTGCCACCGAGGTCGAGAGCTTCGCCGAAGCGATTGACCACCGCCCTCGCTGCATCCGTGGCTGCACCAATAACCTTCATGCCTGCGCCGATTGCCAGACCGGCCACACCTCCTGCGATCGCCATTTTCTTGAATCCGCCATCGAAGCTGTCGCTGGCTTGCTGGGTGCTTTTTTCCAGATTGTTGAGACTGCCTTTGATTTTGACGATCGTCGATTCGACGCCATTGTCTCTTGCCCCGAATGTCACGGTCACATCACTCATGCTGCTTTTGCCACCTCCTCGGCGATTGATTGTTTCGCGGCGGCTTTGCCGCGCTTTGCTTCTTTGATGACTCGCTGCATCGATTTGATCATGCGCTCCTTGGCAATCCTGGAGGCGTCTTTTTCGTCACGCTCGGAAAGCAGACGACGAATCCATGGGGTTGTGTTCTTCATCACAAAGTTGGGATTGGTCGAACTCCCGCTATTGTCATCGACATTCCAGTTGTTGCCACGCTGGCGCTTGGCGAATGCCGGGATACCGCGTGCGCCGTCACCACTGAGGCCGCCGATCTTGCGCGCACATTCGGCCCAGCCGCTCTTGGTGTAGCCAATGCGCTTTGCGACTTCGTTCACATAGCCTTGAATCCCCGCTTTGCTCATGTTGATCTCACCTCGGCGGGAGTAGGTCTGACCTGTGCGAGTGCTGCGGCGTTCCACATGGGTCTTTTTGATCTGGTCTTTTCCGCTGATGATTTGGAAGTCTTCCTCGCTCTTGATGATCTTGAGTCGGTAGAGAATCACCTTGAGGACATCATATCTGCCTGCATTGAAAAGCTGAAGAACGCGCTGGCGGGTACTTTCTTCCTCGATTTTTTGAAGCCGCTGTTCCACATCTTCACGGAGCCGTATAGGTCTGCGGATTTGCTTTTCAAGGTAGAAGGTCGCTTGTTTCAACCTGGCTGGTCCTGAACCCGGACCTGATGTGAATGGTTGGGTGCGGTTTGCCAACTCGACAGCGCAGATCCTCGCGTGTGCGCGGGTGATTTCAGCAAGCCCCTTGCCTGTAATGGAGCTGTATGCGTCCATCAGGTCAGAGAGTTTCGTGGCTTCAATCGTCAATGGCATGGCTGTAATTTGTCGAATGCTTCGTCTATTAAGGACAGCGCGTCAAAATCTGGCCGAGTGTTCACATAGATGCGGTCAATGCCTTTCGAGTTGAGGTCGGCGTCGATGAGCTGAAGGCCTGCGGAAAATGGCAGTTCTTCCATGATTTCTCGGAAGGCCCAGCCGGTCATGCCAGCGATGTGCTGGACATAGCTGGCAATCCAACTGGGCGAGGCTAGTTTTTTGATCCGCTCGATCCTGTGCCGGTGCTCGGGTGCGCTGCGGTGGTCGTGGCCGCCATGTAGGTCTCGAGCGCTGCGTTCATCTCCAGGGCGATCGGCTCGAGTTGCGAATGGTGCGATATGTTAAAATCGATCCACTCGTCGACGGCGTTGAGGAACTCGCGGGGGTCATTGACCACGCTGCGGATCGTCGCCTTGTCCTCGCAGTGCAGGTAGGCGTAAGCGGCGGTCTTCTGCATCATGTCGGAGAACTCACCATCGAAAACCTTGTTGCGTTGCAGCCACGACAGCGAAAGCGCTGTGACTGGTCGCATGGTAAATTTCGAGACCTGCTTTGGGCCGTCGGTGAAGCCGATTTCGCGCAGGACTTCGTCGTCTTTTACTAGTTCGTTTTTTGTATTTTTTGGCATTGTTTTGGGGTGTGTTTCAGAGAAGGTCAGCGAACTTCTTCTTCGTCTCTTCCGATGCGGTTTCGCGGATCGCGATGCGGCGGCCATTGCGCTCGATGACGACATCGCGCGGCGTGTTGCGGATCAGATCGATGAACTCGTCGCGGTTCTGAAGGACCGCGCGCATGTAGTTGATCGGGTGCTCGGGATCGCTCTCGGCGAAGAACTCGGCACGCTTGGTGAACTTCTGGAAAACATCGAAGGCGCTCTCTCCGTTGTGCGGGTGTGAAGCCTTGAACCAGAAGATGGTGGTCTCGTTGCCGTCGCTGCGGACTTGTCGCGTGACGGGTGCTTCGTGCGGATCAAAGCCAAGGGTGGCGAGCGTCGCAGCGAGCTTGAGGTTGCTGGTGTGGAATAGTTCTGTGTGGTCCATAATGTGTAAAAAAATTGGCTCCCATTAGCCGGGGAGCCGTCGGCGGGTAGAGGCGCTTGGCGCTTAGTCGTCCATGGATGCGCCGTACTGAGTGGCGCTGACCGAGATGGTCTTGAACTCACCGGCGGCAGACTTCTCCTGCACCGAGTTGACGATCACGGTGCCGTCGGCGAGGCCGTACTTGTCGATGTCGTTGGTGAGCGTGAGCAGGTTGCCGACTTGCATGGTCGCGCTGCCATTGAGCGTGCCTTCGAGGGTGATCTCGGCTTGCTTGCCGGTGATGGCGACAGCGACAACTTCACCTTCCGCGTCACGAAGCTCGGACTTGTTGGCGGTGACATTGCGCGAGAACGAGCTGAGCAAGATGCCAGTCTCGTTGGTGATGCCGAACTCCACGGAAGAGACGGACGAAGCTTTGTAGATGGTGGCGGGCATAGGATTGTGGGGGTCTCCCACTGCCCGCGTGTCAAATGGCGTTGCGCGCTTAGCTCTCGACCATGCCAAGTGTGAGGTTCACTTGGGACATCCAGCGGTCATTGCTCTGCGACTCGTTCCATGTGTTGATGGATGCACCGGCGCAGGTGATGCCTTCGGGGAAAAAGTCGGCCATGGTCTCGGCGTCGTTGAGTGTGCTGCGCAGGCTCGCCACAAGATTGCGGTGATCGGTGAGCGCATCGGCCATGACGGAGGGTGTGCTGACGATTAGCCGCACGGTGGCGATGTAGAGCGTGGGTGCTGGGGTGTTGATGTCCTCGCAGGCGACCATGATCAGCGGCGCGTCGTTGGGGATCTCGTCGTCGCTCTGGCCGCAATGAATAGCGATGCCTTCGAAGGCCTCAAGGTCGGCGAGCCAGTCGCGCACGGATTGCTCGATGAGGAGGTTCATAGGGTGGAAATGGAACCAGGGTGAATCGTCACGACATGCTCGCCCGGTGTGCTGATGGCATCGCGGACCTCGGTGATGGTGTACTTGCGACCACCGAAGGTGAGTTGCTCACCGCGCGCGGGTGCGGTGGTGAGGGTGGAACCGAGAAAGCGCACGGTGTACTCACCGCCCTGGGCATTGCCGCCGAGCTCGAGCGAGAGCGAAAGCCGCACGGTGGAAATCACCACCTTGATGTCGGCATTGCGAAAACGGACCGTGACGCCGTGTGCCTCGTTTTGTACTGCCGCCGATTTGAGGCGGAAGGCGTTGATCGCGGCAGGGGTCATTCTGAATGCGTGTGCATGTCAAAAGAGAAAGCCGCCACCAGCGGTAGGCTGATGACGGCTTTGAACGCTACCGATGAGAATCCGAACCTTATGCGGACTTGATGATCGCCATGGTGCCGTCGGTGAGGCCTTTGGCTGCGCCGAACATGAGCTCGAGCGAAGCGTTGACCTGACGGTTGGCGGTCGAGCCCCAGACATTGTATTGCACCGAGAGACCGAGTTGGTCGAGGGTGACAACATCCGAAACTGCGAACTGAGCGCGCACTGCGTCGTCGATCGCGGGAGCGGCAGCGGCCATCACAAGGGCTTCTGGCGAGCAGCCGAAACCGATCATGTTGGTTTCACCACCGAACGAGCTGGCGTAGTGGACACCGTTCTCGAAGCCGTAAGCACCGGCGCCGAGGTTGATGGCGGTCGTGCTGGTCGGGATCAACTGCGAATAGATCGTGGGTGACACGACGAGGCCTTTGCGGGCGCTCTTGCTGATCGCGGCCCAGACCTTTGGCAGATCGCCGGAGGTGGCGGTGATGCCGGTGGCAGCCTTGGTCACAGCGGCTGCGCCGAAGTTGGCAACAGTCACCGGAGTGGTGGCGAGCGCCCAAATCTTGTCGGCGAGTGCGTCGAGCGAGATTTGGATCAAGCGCTCAAGGCGGTGGCCGTTTGCCAACTCAGCCGCGGTGATCGCGAAGGGTTGGAAGATGTGGTCGAGGGTGACGGTGCCTTTGCCCACGGTGGCGCTGCCGCCGGGCTCAAAGTTGGTCGGGTTGACAACAGTCGCGCCGGTCGCGGAAACGATCGGGACTTGAACAGTGTCCTTGGCCTTCTTCACATCCGACGAGAAGTCGGTGGCGAAAAGGTTAAGGGCGGCGAGACGGTTGCTGAGAACCGTTTGGGCTTGTTGAGCGATTGAATCGGCAACAAGGGCGGAGTCGAATGTGTTAGGCATTGCGGGGGTGTGTTTGGGGTTGGTTTGGTTCTCTCCGGCTCACGCCTTCGAAATTTTTTGGCGGTGGCTCCAGATGGCGGCCTTGTGCTTCTCGAAGAGGGACGACGCGGCTTTGCGATCGCCTGACTCGACGGCTGCGAGGTACTCGGCGACTGGGTCGCTGGCCTCGGGTGCGGAGCTTTCGATCACCGGCACGACGCGTGCGGCGGCGAGGCCAAGCGAACGCTCGAGGCTCGCGAGTGCGCTGCGCTCGGCATCGAGCTCGGCTTTGATTGCGGTCAGATCGCTCTCGGCTTTTTCAGCGCGGGCGAGCACGGCGTTGTACTTCGCGACAATCGCGTCGGCGTGTGGCACGGATGCGACCGGCACTTCCGGCGCAGGTGCTTCTTCTTCGGGTTGAACTTCTTCTTCGGTAGCTTCGGGGGCAGCTTCGATGATCTCTTCGAGAGATGCGGAAGGAGTAGCTTCGGCGGCCTGCTCTTCAGCGGCCTGCTCTTCGGTGGCTTCGATCTCGACCTCTTCGGCGATCTCGGCAGCGGCTTCGAGTTGTGGGTCCATATCCACGGACCGCGCTGTCAAATCGGATGGTGCGTTTCGGAACTTTCCGAGGCGCGAGAACTTGTTGGCGCTGGCTGCGAGCGCGAGTGAGTCGGTGACTTCATCGACGAAGCCAGCGGCCTGCGCTTCTTCGGCGCTGAACCATGTCTCGGCATCCATCCATGCGGCGATCTGCTCTGGCTCTTGCCCGCTCTTGGATGCGTAGGCGGCAATCATGCCTTCGCGGATTTTCTCGAGTAGCGCGGCTTGATCGCGCATCTCGTCGGCATCGCCCATCGCGACGCCCCACGGGTTGTGGATCATGTAGAATCCATTCGCCGCCATCTTCACCGGAGCACCGGCGAGGCTGATGACGGTGGCCATCGAGGCTGCTAGGCCTTCGATCTGGACGGTGACGCCGCCGGGGTGACGCTTCAGCGCGTTGAAGATCGCGTTGCCATCGAACACTTCGCCGCCGGGGCTGTGGATCTTGAGGACGATCTCGTGATCGGCAGGGACGCGCTTAAGGTCACCGATGAACTGCTTGGCCGAGACGCCGTAATAACCGATCTCGTCGAAGATGGAGATTTCGGTTTGGCGAACTTCAGCGCGGGCAGATAGGGCATACCAGGTCTTCACGCCGCAGCGGGCGTGTCAAAATTTCAGACGGTGCCTTGGCTTGGGAAAACCTCGCCAACCTCGAGCCCGAGTTGATCGCACTTCGCTTTGCGGCGAATGTAGGTTTGCAGGATGTCGTCCTCCTCGGCTTCGGCATCGAGGCCGTGCAGGTTGCAGTAGCGCTCCCAGCTCATGTAGCCCTTATCCATCAAGTCGCTGTACAGGCGGCCATCGCGTCCGTTGTCGACCGTGATTTTCTTCGGCGGGATGAACTCACAGCGCCACCAATCGTCGCCGGGGTATGGCAGGCGACCGGCTTGGATTTCCTGATAGATCCAGAATTTCCAAAACGGACGGCAGAATTGATCGACGAGCATTTGTTGCAGGCGCTCGAGGAAATTCTGCGCGACTTCGAGCAGACCGCGAAACTCGGTGCCACTCGCGCCGACGAAGATCATCAGTGCCTCGGGTGGCAGGCCGATGCCGCGAGCGACTTCGGAAATCACATAGCGGACGAACGGCTCGAACGATTGCCCTGGGTGTTCGTTCTTGAATGATTGGATCGACTCGCCCGGCTTGAGCTTGGGGATCAAGGTGCCGTTGTAGAGGCGCTCGGTGCTGAGGTCTTCGCCTTCGCTGGTGGTGATCTTTGCGCCCAAGCCGATCTTGGCTGCTTCATTGCTGGTGATCGAAAAGCCAATCTGCGCGCCTGCTTTGAATGCGCCCTTGGTGTAGGAGAGAATCTCGGAAAGGTCTTGAAGGTTGATCGCTGCGTTGTGCAGCCATGACGCGCCGCGTGGGTAGCCTGCCCGGCGGATGTGGCGAAAGTGGAGCATGTCCTGCGCTGGAACATCGGTGTACTTGCCATTCGCGCGGTCGGTGATGACGCGGTAGGATAAGGGCGCGCCGAACTGGTCGAGCAACACGCCGTCGAATGAGCGGTCGGATGAATCGGCGGTTGATCCGACTGCCTCGCCACCAATGAAGCGGACGCGAGCGCCGCCGGTCTGGGTGGTGAGGAACTGTGCGAAGAAGTCACCATCGCAGGCGACTTGCCGAAGGATGAGAGATTGCGCGCCGTAGAAATTGACCTGTGATGATGCGTCGAATGCCCATGCCTCAGCGCAGGCGCGATCCTCGAAAGCGCGCTCAGCAAGGCGGTTCCATTCGGCATTCGCGGTGCGGGCCTTCGGGACGATGCCGGTGCCGACGGCACGCTGGGCAAGGTGCTCGATGAGGTAGGCGGCGACGCCGACATTGTTGTAAAGCCAGCGGGCTTTCTTCAGCAGCTCGAGGCGAGTCTGCGCGGGGAGCTCGCGGCGGGGTTCGACGGTGTTGAGGATGACGAGACCGCGGTTAATTGAATGCTCGGCTGCTTCAAAGGCGGCGGCCTTGGGCGTGGCGTTTTTCTTCGGGCGTCCTGCTCCGGCGCGCTTGCCGCCACGATTTGATTTTTTGATTTCGCTCACGATTGATTTCGGGGTGTCAAAATCAAAGCGGTGATGAGTGGCGCGAGCGGTCGACGATCGAGGCAAGCTGACGCTCACGGCCTCCGTCGGTGAGCAGTTCTTCGATCGCTTGGAGGAGCAGCCACTTGGGGAAACTCACCTGCCCCGACGAACTTGAGCCCTCGGTGCCGATGCTGGTGATGACGACTTCCTCGGTGGCGCTGGAAAAAACGGTATCAGCCAAGGCCTCGAGCTCTTCGTTGGTCTTGGTCCGGCGCAGGTAGGACTTCACGCCGCTGATTTTCATGGATTCGCTCACGCCGACGGGCGGGTGTCAAAATGGCATAAAAAAACCCACCGGCGTTTCCGCGTGGTGGGTGGTGGGTTTCCGAAATGATATGCAGTCCGATCAGGCGTTTTTCAAAATGTGCCATGCGATGTGGCATAGCTTGAGCGCGTCCATGAAGTGATCGTCGCGGACATCTTTCCAGACATAGACTTGGCCGCTCGGAGTCTTGCGCGGGACGAGCTTTTGCCCGCTCAGTCCGGCGATGAACTCGGTGGTGACTTTCTTCGGGATCTTGAGCTCGGGTTTCTGGTCCTTGATTCGATCGATGAAAAGCTCGGTCTTGATCGCGTGGTCGACATAGGTGTAGAGCACGACGCCGGGGAAGTTGTCGATCGTGGTGCGGCTGATCCGCGTGCCGAAGGTGACATTCGCGCCCTTTGCAGGGTGGAAGAATCCGCCGGACTCTTGGCAGGTGGCGTAGACGCGGAAGGTCGCAAAGCCGGAGTCGATCAGACCGCACTCGGGTTTCACGATACCGCCGCTCGGTGTAGCATAGGACCGCAGTGGAGGATCGCGGAGAAGATCCTCGACTGAAAGCGTGGTGCCGTAGTCCAAGACATAGCTTGATCCATCGGCAGCGAAGGCGGTGGTGACCCAGTGCTGTTTCTCCTGGCCGACATCGGCGCAGGTGACGACATGCGCGGGCTCGTCGATCGGGCAGGTGCCGACTTCGTAGCTGCCGGAAAGGCCGAGGATCTTGGCGTCGCCGATGCTGGTCTCGACCTGCTCCCACGGCAAAGCCATGGTGGAGTTGGTGAAATCTTGCAGGCCGTTGAGGGTTTCCGAGTCGCGCAGGAACTTCACCGCCAGCGCGCCGAAGGTACAGGACCGCCATGGTGCGTAGAGTGAATTGAGGTGGAATGAGCGGAAGCCTTTTTGCGCGGACTCATTGGTGCATTGCCATTTCCCCTGCTGGAGCATTTCCATCTTTTGCCCGTCATTAATCGAGCCGTGGCAGTGTTGGCATTCGTATCGCGCGGATTCTTCGACCTGCGCCATGTTCCATTTGCCGTCGACCTTGGATTCGCGGTCCCACTTCACTTGCTCCCAGAGTAGCTCGATGCGTTCCGCGCAATGCGGGCATGGCAGCATGAATTTTTCCTGCGTGCCTTTGAGAAATTCTTTCCAGATTGGTCCCTCGGGCGTGGTCGGTGTACTGGTCTTGACGCGGAGGGCGCCGACGAAACTCTTCGTGCGGTTTTCGGCAAGGTGCAGCGCGCTGGTTTCCTTGTCGGTCTCGGTGGCGAACTTGTCGACCTCATCGAGCAAGAGCAGTCCGGCGGGACGGCTGGCGAGGTTGGCCGGTGAGTTGGACCCGACAAAGACAAGCGATGATCGGCTGAAGTGTTGCTCGAGGGTTTTGAACTTGTGGCGATCGGCAGGCTTTTGAGCCGAGAGCGTGACGCTGTCATCGAAGAGCGGCATCCATCGCGTTTCGGAAAATGATCGGGCAAGACCCTCGGTCGGCATGACCCAGACCATCGGCTGCGGCTTGTTGCAAATCCGCCATGCGGTCCCGGCTTGGATCATGGTCGTCTTGCCGGTCTGGGTTCCAAAGACGAGCACGACATCCGTCACATCGATGTCGCCGAAGCACTCGAGCGGTTCGCGCAGGTAGGGCGTCATGCTGACGGAAAAAGCGCCAGGCATTTGCGTCTGACGCTCGGAGAGGATCACTTCGTCGCTGCACCAATCCACCACCGACCGGCGATCGATCGGCGCATAGATCGAGCGGATGTGCTCGCGCAGGGATTCGGCGGCGGGGGTCATAGGGTTTTGCGAATGACTTCAGTCAGAGAATCACACCACTCGGAAAGCGCGGCCTCGATGGCCTTTTGCGGTTGGCCGAACAAGCGAGGCGCGAGGCTTTTCGGCATCACTTCCAACATTTGTTTGGCGGCCACATGCGGACGACCGGCGATCTCCTTGGCCTCGTCGAAGTAGAGCAAGATCCCTTCAGCCCGTTGCCATTCCTTGAAATCTCGTTCGGCTTTGTGGCGATTGTTTCGGGCCGCGATGTAGATCGAGTTAGCCTTTCGGATGTCCTCGATCGATCCGCCGTTCCGTTTGCAGAGGACCAGTTCGTTGTAGCCGACCTTCTCCGCCAACCTCGCCCGGCGAAGCGACTGGCGCGGGGTGTTGTCATCGTCGTCAGGCTCGGGCGCGTCATGCGCTTGGGCTGTGACCGGCGCGGCCTTGGGTTCTTGGATCTTCGGCTTGGGTGGCGCCTCCCCTGCTTGGCCTTTCTTGGCCCTCGGCTTCGCGTTCACCTCACGCCACGCCTGCGCTGCGGACGCCGAGTTGACCGGCATCCCCTTCTTGACCAGCCGAGAAACGACCGACTTGTCGATCCCGAGCGCCTGCGCCAGTTCGCTTATGCCCATGGGTCAGTGCAACAAAGGCCGATTGTGCAACATTCGGACGACTGACGAGAGTGGCCCAACACCAAATGAGCGCTCGTTCCAAGGAGACTCCTTAAAATTTTCCGGTCGCGTTTTCATTTCCCGAGAAGTTCGCGGATGCGTTTCGCCTGTTGTTCCATCGGCTCGAGAAGATCCAACGCTCGTTTGAGTCTGTCGTCATCCCATGTCTCGACCTCGCCACTCATCTTCCGTTGCCAAAGGACGAAGGACTGGTGGACGCCTTCGATGGTGACGATCGCCTTCGACTTGTCGGATGGGTTGAGCGGCTCGGGCTTCACCGGTTCGGGTAGGCCGAGGCCAAGCTCGAGCTGCACCTCGGTCTCAGCCACATAGTCGACGCCCCATCGATCGGAGGCGAACGAGCGGGACTGGCTGAGCCACTTGGCCGCGGACTTCTTGCAGACCAGCAGGCTGCGGTGGATCTCCTCCCATTGGGACTGGGTGGTATCGGTCGGGATGCTCAGCTCCTTGAGGCCGAGCATGTTGGTGTCGATGATGTTCATTGGTTTCTACTTTGTGGATGTGAGCCGGGCGCGGGCTGCGGCCTTGGCTTTGGTAAACGGGTCGGTTGCTTTCGCTTTGTAGGTCTCGCGGGTTGAGTTCGCTTTGCGGTACTTGGTGCAGTCGAAGTTGGAATCCTTGCCGCTCAGGATGTCGCGGATGCCCACAACATAGTGGGAGATGAGCGCGCGGGTGACGCCAAGCTCTCGGGCAATCTCAGCCTGGGACTTCTTCCCATTCAACTGATCGAGGCCGGATGCCAGGGCGAGGGCGTGAATGGTGGCTGGGAGATTGTTGGACTGAAGCAGCAAGCCGATGACTCGAGCGAGCATGAGCGACTGGTTCCTGATGACCGCATCCTCCCGCATCTTGATGATCTTGCGGGCGGTGAATAGGCTAACGCTGAGGTCATCCGCGATGATCTCCTCCTCGGTATCGATGAGGGCGGCCATGTCGGGCGTGTAGCTCGCTTGGTTGTCGTGCAGCATTCACATCCCATTTGTGGGGTTTGTTTGAAATCGGCAAAAGGTTTCATCCTATTTTTACATTTTCAGTTTTTTGATAGGATCGCCGAAGACCTCAGCGAGTTCTTCGCGCGAGATGATCGGCCTCGATGTGACCGGCATCGGTATCGTGTTCTGCGGTGGGCGTGATGCCTCTTGTTTCTTCCTCCAAGCGGAGGCGTGAGTCCAAACATCGGATGGGTTTTCGAGGAACTTTGTCCGGCTTCGCGGTTGCCATGCTGGGACACCATTAGGGATCTTGGCGTAAAGGTAATCCTTCATCGTTTGCCATTGGGCCGCTGTTAGCTCAGAAAGGCACCTTGACGCCTCCGAAAGAAGTTTTTGCTCCGTGTATGCCAAAGGCAACTCCCAGCCGCTCCTGAGCGATCTGACGCGCTTTTCAAGATCGAGCATCGATTGGGCATTTGCGGTGGGCATGTTCTCGGCATAAAAATCATCCGTGCTCTCGCTCTCATCCCCGTGGGGGGTAGGGGGGAGAGTTCTATTCCTTTCCTCTTCCTTTCCTTTCCTTTCCGTTGAAGGGGGGCTTGAAGGGAGGGTTGAAGGGGGGCTTGAACTGTCCTGTTTTTCCTTGGATTTTGCAGCGTTTTCCGCGCGCTTCTTTCCTCCCCTCGCACCGCTCTCGCGCATCTTTTGAATCTCCTCCTGCTTCTCTGCCGGGTAGGCCCAGATGGTTAGATTCTCTCCGTCGAATGACCAGAGATCACATTGGTCGTCCACCTCGGGCTTGGTGACGCCGCAGGTTTGTTGCCAGCGGCGATCCTTCCAGCTTGCGCAGTCCGGTATCACTCCTCCGTTCTCCTGCTCGGCGCAGTAGATCATGAGGTTGAGCCATGTGGCACGCTGGACAGGATCGCAGCCGACATACTCCGGCGAACGAATCACTGATGTTTGTAGGTTCAGCCAGTTCATTATGGATCAGAATGGAATGTCGTCGTCTTCGTCGTCGAATGAGTTAGTAACCGGCGCTTTGGGTTTTGCCTGTGGTGAAGGTTGGTCCCAGTCCATGATCTTGGCGTTACCGAGGATCGGGCCTTTCTCCCCTGCTGCCTTTCGCTCCTTGCTGATCTCTTGGGCAATGAAGCCGTCGTAGCCGTACTGGTCCTTTTCCTCTCGGATCTTGAGCATGAGGCTTAGGTACTTTTTGCCGTTC